CTCGATCCAAGGCAAGCTTGTCTGCCTGCGCCGCCGCATCCACTGCCAACTGCTTCTCTTTGATCTCGACCTCTTTTGCCTTGATCTGGAGTTCTGCTTGTTGCATCTGGATGATCGGATCTTGCTGAGCTTGGGCGTTTTGCTGAGCCTGCGCTTCTGCCTGATGTTTGCCAAGCAACTGACCCGCCGCTTCTGCTGCCAGCCTAGAGAGCTCAACTTCAACCTCTTCTGACAGCTCAGCATCGGGGGCGGGCAAGGTAACACCCAACTGACGCTGGAGTTGTTCGCGGTAAGCAAACGCAACGTGTTCGGCAATGTGAGCGTTCGCTGCTTGCATCAATACCTGAGCCTGTGGATTTTGCCCCATCGTTTGCATCAATACTGGATCTTGCATCGCCGCCATATGCACCTTGATATGCGCCTCGTGGTCTTGGTAGATAAACGCCTTAACAGGCTTACCCATCAGGATGTTCATGTTCTCACTGATCGGGTCAACCGGCTTCTGGTCATCCTCAAGCGGAACAAGTTCATTGGCGTCCTTGATGCTCAACACATCCAGCATCTGGCGGTGAAGCTTTGGGAGGTTGTAAATCTGTGGTGCCATCTGAGCCAACTGGATAACCGCCTGATACTGCACCACACGCTGCGCCAAAGTGGAAGCGTTAGGATCACTGACAGGGATGATCTCAACGTAGCTGTAGTCTTCACGACGGGCACGGCGGCTTCCTTCTTCTGGGTCATAACTGTAGTCTGGGGATGCGTGATCCCGAATCATCTTGGCAAGAAGTTTCAACTCCTGCTTCATCGCAAAGTGCATCCGCGCTTGGACGGCACTCATCACCTTCAGGTTTCTTTCGATCAACGCCAGCGTGGTTCCAACCGGAGCCTGTGCCGACATATCTGACACTTTCATATCAGGTGTAGCAGCGAAGCGACGTGCTTCTTCCGTGATGATGCCAAGCAACTGCATCAAGACTTGGCTAGGCTCCTTGTATGGAAGGGGCATGATGTTGTCACGCAGCACACCACTCGCCACGTCTACATCCCTAAACTCTCCGGGAGAGATGGGAGTATCGTCACCCTTGATCCTAAGCCCGCGAGTCTTTAAGCCACCGGGTAGATTCGACAATGTTCCAGCATCAACAAGCTGTCGTGTGATAGCCGTCGCACTCTTAGCCGAGTTACCAACCAAGTGAACCAAACCAAAGCCATACGAACCAAACCCCGGAATGTACTGGTAATGAACAAAGTATTGATCCGGCTGCTTATAGGTTAACTGTGCGCGGCGGTTGCCTTCCGAGGGCTGCGGCTCTGGATCCCAATTGCGCTTGATTGCCAGCACATCGCCAGTAGACTTAAGAATCGTAATGACATATGGAAGAGGAATGCCCGTGGGTTCTCCGTCTTCGTTCTTGTCTTCAAAGCCCGGAATGTCACACTCAACGTGCATCTCCAAGAGCAAGTGACGATCATCATACGTTGCAGAGAACCCGGTCTCTTCGTCCTTTGCCTTCTGAATCCTATCCGCCTCCATCTTGGGAGGATCAGTGATATCTACATCAGCGCGGTAAAAGCCTGACTCTTGTAGCTTAATCAGTTCCGACACGGTCTTACGCATACGCTGAGTAATGCGTCCGCATGTCGAAATATCTGACGTACCATATGGCAAGACAACATCTTCTGCTGGAACAAAGATAGACACTTGACGACCTAGTGTGGGGTCGTAGTACACCTTCTTAAACGCACTACCTGCAATCGGCAGGTTCCACAGCATACGCTCATGCTCGGCGCGGTATTCCTTCATCACTTCCGTGAGTTCATAGTTCAGGTCATCCCTGACTCGCTCAGCCGCTTCTTGCTTTTTGCGAGTCACCTCACCGATAATCTTTGTGCGAACCGGGCCACTGGCTGGGAAAGTCTCCATAATGGCTTCAGCTTGAAAGCGCACAGCCGCTTCAGCGATCATCGGGTGGTGTACACCGCAGGCACCCTCCCAAGGTTCGGTTCGCTCCTCATACTTAAGACCTAGTAGCTTAATCCCTTCTGTATAAGTTTCTTCCCAGTCTTTGCGGGAGTGGAGATCATTCTCGTACGCCGCCACAAGATCAGTGGACAACTGCTGAAGAACACGCTCATCCAGATACTCAGCCAAGTTAGCATCGAACGGCACACCGTCTTCATCGACAATCTCACCGGGCATGATGGTGATCTCTACCGACCCATCATCAAGTGTCACCATCTCTGGATTCACAATCTCGATTTCCAGTTCCGGTTGGGGTTCGATATCCATCCCCACCGGGGCTTCATATAAGCTTTTGTCGATTGCCATGTCTATGTCCTTTCAGGGCCGTGCCAAATTGTATCAATAGTATGACGCTTTACGCCGAAAATAAATTGGCTCGTCTTCCTCGTCCAAATTCGTTCTGACCATCCCGCCACGCCGAAATCTTGCCAATGCCTGAGATACCGTATCCGTATAGTCATCATGCTGGTCAAAGGGAAACGCCGCCACTTCTTCTATCACCTCTTGCGCCCATCTCGTAGGAGGCGCCCATACCTTGCCAGAAGCAAACAGATCCGCCACGGCATTTAGCCGTACCACTTTATCATTTCCCCTAGATGGCGTGAACTCATCCACCGGCACACCCATCTTCCTTAATTCATAAATCAAGGGGGCGCCCGCCGCCTTCTTTTCCACAATAATCAGATCCGGTTCCCATTCATCCCGATGTGCAAGAACCTTCTGCTTTAGNTCCGGAAACTCCATCCTCTTCTTAAAGGCATCCAACAANATNATATTGGCGTCTTCNGGGTTTTCATTTAGATGGAACATCCCCCAAGTCGTACACGCCGANTAGTCAGATCTCGTCTTGGCATCAAACGCCGTATCCCAAGACTGNAGAATAATCTCACACGGGGGCGGTCTTTCAGCCTCCCATGTCTTCCATTGCTCCCTTTTGACAATCGACCCCTGCTCACTGGTAGGCGATTGTTGGTACTGTGCGTTCCATTTAGAGGGAGGCAGTTCATCACGAATAGCCTCCAGTTCCTCTAGGGGCCAAAACTCAGGCCATAAAGGCTTGCCAGATGGCAGGATCGCCGGGAACTCAATAATCTCCCACTTCTCCCCATCCCGGTCAATCATGCTCTGCAAAATTCTGCCAACTAAGTCCCTTTTACTCCACCGTGTCATCACCACGACGATGGTTCCGCCCGGCTGTAGACGTTGACGAGGGCCAGATGTGTACCACTCATATACAGAGTCGAACACTTCTGGGTTGGACATCGCCAGCCTCGCCTCTTGTTCCGAGTGAGGATCGTCAATAATCAGTAGATCGGCGCCTTTTCCCGTCACCGTTCCACCTACGCCGATAGAAAAGTAATCCCCGTCCTGATTGGTAGACCACCGACCCGCCGATTTACTATCAGCCCTAAGCGTCACATTCGGAAAGACCTTGCTATATTGCTCAGATCCAACCAAGTTACGCACCTTCCTACCAAACCCCACCGCCAATTCCGCCGTGTTTGAACACTGGATGATCTTCTTATTCGGGAATTTCCCCAGATACCAGCTTGGCAATAGATAGGAAGCAAACTCCGACTTGGTATGCCGAGGCCCAAGACAGATAATCAGCCTCTTTACCTTCCCCTCTGCTACCTCTTGGAACTTCTTCGCCATCACCCTATGGTGTCTACCACTCACAAACCCGGGCCACATCTCCTTTACATACGCCATAAAGTCCGTCTGCGCCCGCTCCCTACGCACACTAGCCTCATACTCCGCCAGCATGTCCATAAACTCCTGCCTCTCATTAACAGGTAGCGTCTCTATCGCACGAGCAATCTCATCCAGATTCACTCTATCTCCCTCACCTTCAAATACACCGGCCTAATACTCCTCGCCCGCCTCTTCGTCCTACGACATACCCCAATCTCACACAACTTCTCCATCATCCTATGAACATTCCCCCTGCTCCTATCCCCCGTAATCAACATAATGTCATCCACAGTCGGCCCAAACCCAAACTTCTTCCACCACTCATCCACCACAAGAAAAATATCCTTCTGCCGAGGCGTCATACCAGCACCCAACGCATCTTCATACGTCCGTATCCGCCGTTTCTCACTTTTCCTCTGCAAAAGTGACATTTTTTCTCCTTATTTATCAACCACTTACAAAAGTTATCCACAGGCTACTCCCCGTTTTTAGCCGATTTTTCCAAAATATTACCCCCCCGTACCTAGCCCATTTTCTTCCGATACGGGGGGGTCTACATATCAGAGGGGTAGGGTACCTCTTCAGCAGATATTTCTGGAGCATGGGGATTGGATATTTCTACTGATTGAGTGCGTGGAGCGGATTTAACAGGTGATTGAGTGTGGGGATCGGATTCTGAATAGGATTGAGTGTGGGGAACATTATGTGTATATATCTCAGCCTCACTCTGCTCATTTGGGGGGGTGCCCGTACCGTACCCT